CATAGGAGAAGAGGAATAAACCATGAATAAAGACCACGTAGACCCACTTACCCAAGGTAATCCCACTGGACCAGATCAACCAGTAGGGGCAGAAGAGCGAAAAAAAGCTTTTATTGAGGACATTATCAAAGTTTATGAGAAACATAAGCTCGGTTTAAGTTACTCAGATATTCTAGATGATTTTATGGTCGTGGATTTAGATCCTTGGCACATAGAGTGGATGAGAGAAGCATTTACAGACATTGGGAGGCATTAATCATGGAAGGAAAGCGAAAAAAAGACGAAAACTGGAGACAGTTGACCGAAAGCGAGAAAAAAGAATACGCTAAAACTGTACTTGAAAGTAACGCAGGTCATAAAATGGGCTATGGCTTATGTGATAGAGGTTGTAGCGACCTAGATGATTTAACTTGCTCTCCGATCACTGGAGAAGAAGTTTGCTCTAAGTGCCTTAAACAAGACTTTATTCAAGACATCATGAAACTTTATAAAAAGTATGGACTCTCAATCGCTCATGATTCAGGAGCGGGGGCATTCATCATTACAGATATTGATGATAGACTTGTGAACTGGATGAAAAATGCAGAGTTAGAGGATTAATTATGCCAGCTTACATTTTTATTTGTGGAGTAGTTCTACAAGGTATATTTTTTACAGTCTTACTTCTTGCTAACATCAAAAAGAAGATGAAGTACTTTGTTTTCGCATGGATCATCGCTCTGTGGGTTGCAATCATAATGGCCAGTAATGTCATGCTAAAAGTAAATGGTGTAATACAATGACTGAATACGAGAGAATGAAAGAAGAGTGTGAGGCATCTATCGCACGCAATAAAATGATCGAGTTCATGGAGTACACATGGCTCAGGCCAAGTAAACCCTTGATCACTGGCCGACATACCGAGGAGATATGCGCCAAGATCGATAAAGCTGTTGAGAATTACAAAAAAGGAATATCATCTTATCTTCATATCGTTGTACCATTTAGACACGGGAAAAGTGATATAAGCTCTCGTTACTTCCCACCATACTTTCTAGGCCACTTCCCAGACATGGAAGTTATTCAGGCCAGTTACGGTGCGACACTCTCCGAAGGCTTCTCCAAGGACGTAAAGAAATGTGTCCAAAGTGAAAAGTATAAAAGGTTGTTTAATACTGAATTCGATTCTAGTTCTAATAATACCAGCGAACGTCACGTAAAAGGGCAGACTGGTAAATATTTTGCCGTTGGTGCTGATGGGGGCGCAACTGGTAAAGGTGCAGACTTGCTTATAATTGATGATTTCTTCAAGAATAGATCGGAAGCAGAGTCCGAGACAACAAGATCAAAACGCTGGGAGTCATTCACGCAGGACTTTCTTTCTCGCTGTGCTCCAGTTCACATCGTACTTGTACTTAATACTCGTTGGCATGTTGAGGACATATCCGGGAACATACTTAAGAGGAATGATAAGTCGCACAAGGATTATGAAGAAGACTTCCCCTTGTTTGATAATATTCACTTCAAGGCAATTGAAGACGATGGAACATATCTTTTCCCTGAGCGTTTTAATAAAGGCTGGTATCGAAGGCAAAAAGCTTCACTGGGTGCTTATGGTTTTGCTTCATTGATGCAAGGTGAGCCAACGTTAAGAGGAGGTAATATGTTTAAGATGGATGGAATACAGTTTCTTGATGAGATGCCAAGCAATTTATTGTGGGTTCGTTATTGGGATTTAGCTTCAACCGAAAAAGAGCGAGTCAAAGACGATCCTGACTGGACTGCTGGAGCACTGGTCGCTTATTCTGAAACGATTGACGGAAAGCCTCAATTATTTGTTAAAGATATGCAAGCTTGCCAAGCTGAAGCCCCAGAGCGCAACGCATTGATACAGACTACTGCCGAAAGAGATGGACTAGAAGTTTACCAGGGCGTAGAATCGGTAGCAGGTTTCAAAGATTCTTACACGACTTTAAAAAGTATATTAAAAGGCAAAGCGATCGTACATAAGGGACAGGTCAAGGGTGATAAGATTGTAAGAGCCTCAATGATTGAACCTTTATTCGATGATTGCAATGTATATTTCTTGAAAGGTAGTTGGAGTGATAATACTTTAAAGGAGTTGCGAACTTTCCCAGCTTGCGTCCATGATGATAGGACTGACGCTATTACAGGTGGTTATGCAATGGCGAAGGAACGTTACGATAAAATTGATCGATTAGGAAGTAAACTAGGTAGAGGTGCAGTATGAATGAAGTAAAAACTGAAATAGATAAAATAAGAGATTATGAACGAGCTAAAGACGCTGGACTTAATGGAGTAACTGACGTTGATTTTAATTCGTTAAATGAATGCGAAAAGAGAGGGTATAGAGCTGGGAAAATGATCCGATCAAAAATAATCTATGAGGTTATTCATAATACTAGAGGGGAAAAGGGGATTACCAATAGGGATCAGATTATCAGTAAAAAAAGTGAATTAATAAAGATTCAAGCAAGAGGGATTGGCAACAGGAATCAGATTATCATTAAACAAGAAGAAGTGATTGATAAATATAAAAGCATTATCTATTGCTTATGTCTTTTAGTCACAGCTCTTACAGGTGGTGTTTGTTATTTTGCGGAGGTGTTTTGATGGATAATGAGAGAGTATTAATAAAGTTGAGGTTTTGTAATGGATCATGGTTTCACGCAACTTTATGTTGATCAATTCACCTTAGTACCATCGGTACTTATGGCACTTGTTCTTGATTTAATAGTAGGATTTTTTAGGAGTTTATAATGCAGGTTAAAATAAAGCACAATGAAACAGAAATAACTATATCGGAGCCAGAAGCTACTTTACAGTATCAGTCTGATAAAATTTTAGAGCTTATTGAGTGTTGTGCTCGTCAGGTTATTAAAGTGAGTAAATCTAATGAGTAAGAGAATAATACAGATTAATCACAAATTGTTATCTAAAAACAATAAAGATGGTTTAAGTAGGCCTGTATTTGTTGTCAAGTTTGGTGAAAAACTTAGTAAGACTTATTACGCTAAAGAAGTAAAAATTTTAGGTGAAAGCAAAATGATTTACAGTGACAAGCCTTTGCCTTGTGGTGCTAAAGCATGGATAGAGACTGAGAGCGAAATTGTATTAGTAGATAAAATGACTCTAAGAGAGGTTAAAGCTTATGGCTAAGAAACTAATAAAGCCTAGCTCAGTTTTTTGGGATACTGAAGACTTAAATTCTAAATTGTTTTTTGATGATAGTGAGTCTATTGCGCCAACGGGTAAGTATTTAATTCGTGGGGGCGTTTGTTTTCCGATGATCACTGATGAAGGTTTAAATGGTCATGCAGTTTTATGTGGAAGAAGTTTAGACAATGGAAAGATCTATGTTTTTGAAGAGAGTAAATTTATTGTAGTCGATCATATATGGAATGGAAACAAAGTAGAATATGAAGGAATAATACCTTGGCTTTTGGATATGTGGCGTACTTATTATGGTGACACTTTTTTTTATCAGCAAAATTTTGAGGTAGTAAAGAAGTATCGATTACAGATGATTAAGAACATGATGCTTGAACCGAAGCCAAGATTTATCGAGTGCAAGCGTAAAGATAATGATCAATCAATGCACACTTTGTTTGAAAAGGATATGACTGGAAATCTAATTTATAGCCGTTCTAGTAAGATATATTCAGAAATGCAACAGTTTGAAGCTGATATAGAGCAAAAATACCCAGCTCTTCATGCCTTAACTTGTGCTCTAAATGGTTATGAACGCTATATCAATTAAGGATTACAGGTAACAACAATGGAAGAACAAGACAATCTTAGTGGTTTAGGACAATTTGTACTTAAGACTTTTAGTGATTTTAAAGAAGATCGCAAGTTAATTGAGGAGAAGTGGGAAAAAAACATAAGTGCTTACAATCGTGAGTTGATCACCAAAGAAAAAGAAGGTGAGGGGGAAGACTGGAGAAGTAAAACTTTTATAGGGATCACTAAGCAAAAAGTTATTGCGGCATATTCTATTGTAAAAGATTCCTTAGTAAAAGACAACAAAGTACCTTTTTTCCTGAGTTGCAAAGAAGAAGAATTGCAAGATTTCGAACAAATGGATCCCAATCTTAGAGAGCAGATTGACCAGAACAAAGAGATCATGGAAGCTAAGATTCATGATCAGATTAAAAAAGGCAAAAGTGGCAAAGAGTTGGACAAGTGCATTTTGTCATGTGCGATCTATGGCGAATCTTATGGGAAAAGTACTATTGAGGAAGTCAAAGAAGAAGGTTATGAAGAAATTGATGGTGTATGGCAAAGTTACTCAAAGAACTACAATTGCCCTAAGCTAGAAAATGTATCTGTATGGGACATTTACAGGGACGTTGAGAGCGAAGACTTACAATACTGCCGAGGTGTTATTCATCGTAAACTGGTTTCTCCTTTTGAATTAAAGGAAATGAGTAAGGGCGAATACTTTTTAGAAGATCAAGTAAAAATTGCTATTGGTGGTAATGAAGCTTACAATGATCCAGAGGACACTAGTTCATTATCTCCGGCACAACGTGAAATATCGAACAGAAAAAAATCTATTCGTGTTTTAGAGTTTTGGGGTCGTGTACCTGTGGCACTTGCGGAAGATTTTGAGAATCGACTCAAGAAAAATGGTGTGAATGACTTTTCTATGCTTGAGGATTTTGAAGAGAATAGCGGTAATGAAGTTGAGATCATGGCAGTTATGGCAAATGATTTAGTGGTTCGCTATGTTCGTATTGAGAAAAACACTCGTCCTTTTTATCGTGCAGTATGGGAAGAGCCTGTAGATGGAAAAGCTGGTGTAGGTATTTCGGACAACATTGAACAGATACAAAGTGTTTTAAATGGTTCGGTTCGTCAATTTCTTGATAACAAAAACATTACTGGCAATGCTACTTTTGCGATTAAGCGTAGGTTATTGCACAATCAAGTTAAGTCCTTTAAGCCTGGTCAATCAATAGAAATTGCTGAAGATTGTGAAGATGTTCGTCAAGCGATTCAGCCTTTGCAATTTCCTGATGTTGGTGAATCAATGATGAGCATGATTAATTTATCCTTAAGTTTTGCTGATGATGAAAGCTCGGTCCCAAGAGTTCAGCAAGGTGCAGGTGCTTCTGGTCAAGAGACTGCTTTTGAACTTTCTCAGAGGTTAGAAAAGTCGGGTAAATATTTAGGTGGTGTAATTGGTAACTTTGATGCTGGAATAATTGAGCCATTAATTAAGTTTATGTTAGAGTTCAACATGACGGATCCAGATGCAGAAGGAAAAGCAAATTATAAAGCGGTTGCAAATGGTTTTACGTCTTTCCAAGATCGGCTTACTAAGATCAGAGGTTTGAGACAGGCTTTAGAATTGGCACAGAGCAATGAGACTTTGCTTAAAAGAGTTAAATTTGATCAATTGTTTAAGGAATTTACATCTTTACTTGATGTTGATGCAGATCGTTGGTTCATGAATGACAAAGATTCTGAAGAGCAAGATAGGCTCGAGGCAGAGAATCAACAAAGAATGATTCAGCTTGAGACGGCAAAGATAAATGCTGAGATTGCAAAGATGGAAGCCGAGGTAGCCCTTACAAATGCGAAAGCTAATGCTGAAGTAGGTCGTGTCCAAATAGATGCAGAAAAGCTTAAATTAGAGCAAAGAAAGGCAATTACCGAAGAGATAGAACAAACTCGCGATAGCAATCGCATTGAAAAACCTAAATAAAAGCAATAGATTGTTATTGACAAACTTTAAAATTATATAGTTGGATTATGGATTTATTAAATAATTTAAAAAGCACAGAAGATCGAGAGAGTTTATTTAGTCTTATAAGAGACAATCAAAGCTCCAATCTTTTGCGTGATTGTTTAATCGAGGAAAGAAATAAATGTATTGATTTAGCGGAAAAAGCTGCTAATAACTGCGACTATGACAAAGCCAGTGTTCATTTAGTTCAATCAAAGACCATAAAAGGCTTTATTGATTTTATTAAAGAAATACAACAATACTAAGGATAATAGATTGCCATGAGTGACGAAATCGAACAAGAAGAAATTCCAGATAATTCACAAGATCAAATGGATTTTGAAGAAGCTTTTGAATCTGATGAAGAGAATTTACAAGATCAAAGCAATGATCAAAATGATTCTCAAGAGGATCAAGACGATTCTGATGAAGAGCAAGATCAAGAAGAAAACTCCGGTGATGAAGATTCTGAAGATGATCAAGAAGATGATGACGAAGATGATTCAGATGATCAAATCAAAAAGCGTTCTCAAGAATTAAAGAATGATCTTGATGACAAAAAGGAAAGCAAAGATTCTTCTGAAGACGAAGACGAAGATGAAGATGAAGACGAAGATCAAAATTCTGAACCTGTAAGCTTGGAATCTATTGTAGCTGGCTTGGGTGAAGAAAAGTCGGCTGAAATAATTAGCATGTTTGATGATTTTCCTGAAATGAAAGATCTGATGAATGCGATTGTTGATACTCTTAATCCACAAAAGCTACAAGAACTTAAAGTTAGTCAAGAAAAGAAAGTAGCTAAACAGGAAGAGTTAGAGCATTCACGTTTTTGGGCTGGTGTACTTGTAGAAAACCCAGATGCCAAAGAGATTGCAAGCTCTGATAAATTTCATAATTGGTTAGACAAGCAAGATGTAGGAATACAGGCTATGGCTAACTCATTAAACAAAGACGATGCTATCTTGGTA